CTCTTTCCCTACACGACGCTCTTCCGATCTAAGAATTGATCACTACGATTTTTGAACTTGCTGAGGCATACAAGTTATTTAATCCTGTCAAAGAATTAGGAATAAATATCGACTTTGATGATGGTGTTTTCCAATCGCAAGATGCCAAGGCTGATTATTACTCTAAACTAGTAACAGCTGGCTTAACATCTAAGTTAACTGCTATTCAAAAACTTACTGGAGTTACAGAAAAAGAAGCAAAAAGGATAGTATATGAGATTAGGGCTGAAACTCTTGATATGGATTACTCAGAGCATGAGCAAAACATAATTGAGGGACAATTAGGAAGTGAAGAATAATGGTTTCTCCACATCAGTTAGACTTATGGTCTTCTAATATGGCTCATCTATATCAATCGTTAGAAGGCGAATTAATACGTATTATCATCAAACGATTGAATAGTGGGCACGATAATATTTTAGATTGGCAAAGAGAAAAACTGCAACAGTTGCATCTATTTAATAAAGAAACTGCAAAAGTGATTTCTCAAATAACAGGAATTGCTGAATCTGAAATTGAAAGTATGTTTGATAGCTCAGGAGAAAAGATAATCAGAGACTTAGACAAACAACTACCTTACGATCCTAAGCCTTTGCCATCGAACCTAGACAATGTCATGAAAGCTTATCATGATCAAGTATGGTCTGACATAAACAATTATGTGAATCAAACGTTACTATCTACCAATTTTGGTTACGGAACAGCTACCACTCAAATGTACACAGAAATAATTAACAAAACGACTGCTGCATTTAACAGCGGTCTTTTTACATTCGATGAAGCACTAGAAAGAACGATTCAAGGAGGGGCTCAAAAAGGTATTAAGTCTACTTTTATTGATAAGGGAGGGCATACATGGAGCTTAGAGCGGTATGTTAGAGCAGTCTTAAAGTCTACCCTGTCAAATACCTATGACGCATTAAGAAAAGACCGCATGAGCGAGTATAGTGTCCACACAGTGCTAATCACAAGCCATACGGGAGCAAGGCAAGCATGTTCAAAGATTCAAGGTCATGTGGTTGATTTACGGCCCGTATCTGAATTGCCTCTTAATTGGAAATATAGAAGTATCTACGACCCGTATTGGCAAGCAGAATATGGAACTGCAGGCGGTCATCGAGGTGTAGAATGTCAACATCTGCATATCCCATTTATTCCTGGTGTCAATACAAATAATCAACCTAAATTCAACGAAAAAGAAAATAAAAAGGTTGCAGAATTAACTAAGAAGCAACGCTACCTAGAACGTCAGGTTGTGAAATATAAAAAGAATAGAATGGTCTCAGAAGCTCTCGGACAAGACGAAAACGCAAAAGAGTGGGCGAAGAAAATTAGAGCCGCACAAAGTCGATTGCGTACTCTAGTTGATTCTAATGAGTATTTGAATAGAAATTACGTAAGAGAGAAGGTATACACACCTATTAACACCTTACTGAAAGATTTTCACTATGATGATTTCTAAGTCTAATCAACGATTAGGCTTTTTTATTTTGCCTAGACCTGCTCGGAAGTCTCTAAAAGACGGCTCACAGTGGGAGTTGCCACTCTAAAAACACTTAGGAGGAAAAGAAAATGAAAAAAGAAGATCTTATCGCTTTAGGAATTGACGAAGAAATTGCTAAATCAGTTATGGCTTTACATGGGAAAACTGTTACGCAGTTAAATGCTCAAGTAGCTACTGCAGAACAAGAACGTGATCAGTTCAAAGAACAGCTTAACTCTAACCAAACAGAACTAGATGCACTTAAAGAAGCTGCAAAAGGTAACGAGGGACTGACTCAACAACTTGCAGATTTACAAAGTAAATTTGATGCTGCCAAATCTGATTCTGAAACAAAACTTGCAGAGCAGCAGAAAGATTTCGCTATCAAGTTAGCTTTAAAAGAAGCGAATGCGCTTGATGAAGAAATTGTGCTTGGTCAACTAGATAAAGACACTATTAAAGTTGTCGACGGTAAATTACAAGGTTTTGAAGAACAATTAAAAGGACTTCAAGAAAGTAAATCATTCTTATTTCAAGAAGCAAAAGACCCTGAACCAACTCCGCCGACACCAACGATTGTTACCCCTGGAAATCCTGCTGGTTCTACAGTGGGTGGTAAAAGTATTGTACAAAAAATTCAAGAAAGATTAGGTGAATAAATATGGCTTTAGTATTAGACTCAAAAGATTTAGCAACCATTGACAAAGAATTTAGAGCTGATTCCCAAGTGTGGGATGTCTTAACACAAGGTGCAAAAAGTATCACTGCAGCTGACTTTGTCGGAGCAAACGAAGTACGTATCAACAAAATGTCAGGATTCGTGGATGCAACACAATACAAACGCAATGGAGAAAATGCACGCAATCAAATTAGTATTGAAAAAGAGACAATCAAGCTTACTCATGAAGACTGGTTCGGTTATGATGTAGATCAATTAGATCAGTCCGAAAGCGCAGCGTTGACTATTAATAATATTGTCACAGAACATAAACGACTAATTACAGTTCCTCATCGTGATAAAGTTGCTGTTCAAGTAATGTATGACAATGCAGGTAAAAAAGTGAACGAAACTTTAACGGAAGACAATATTCTAGCTGCATATGATGCCGCTGAAGAATATATGACTGACAATGAAGTACCTGGTGGCTACGTAATGTTTGTATCAGCAGCTACTTATCGTTTATTAAAAAATGCCAAAGGTGTTAGCAAAACATTCACGACAAACCAAATGTCTATTAATGGAATTGACAGAACAGTAGCTCAGATTGATGGCGGTGTTCCTATTCTAAAAGTAGCGAAAGATCGTTTTTCCGGAATAACTATTGAAGATACACTTAACTTCATTATCGTTCCGCTAACTGCAGTGGCACCTATTGTTAAGTTTGGTACAGTCGACACAGTGCCGGCATCACAAGATCGAAGCGGCTATCGAGATACGATTAAAGGTTTAGATTACTATGATGCTATCGTATTCGACAACGCTAAAAAAGCAATCTATATTTCTTACGTCCCAAAAGCGTAGCCCCTTCAAGTGTTACGTTGAACAAAACAACACTAACGCTTGAAGTAGGGGCAATTGAAACATTAACGGCAACTGTTTTGCCTGAAAATGCAGCTGATAAATCTGTTCAGTTTTCTTCTAGCAATACAGCAATTGCTACTGTAACTCCTGTACAAGGAAAAGTCACAGGTGTTGCCAAAGGAACAGCTACAATTACTGCGACAACAGTAAATGGTAAAACAGCGACATGCGAAGTTACTGTAACAGAAGCAGGAGGAGGGGCATAGTTCCCTCTTCTTTTAATAAGGAGGGATATTATATGCATTATATTGAATTTGAAGAATTCAAAGATCTTACTGGGAAAACAGATGACTTTAAAGCTGCTTTCGAAAAGCATTTGTCAAAAGCAACTGCTGTTCTAGATAGCATCACTAACTATTTTTATCAATTTAATAAAATTGAGGAAGATCCAATTGGTTTTCGTGTAAAACAATTTAAGCTAGCTTTATGTTCACAAATTATATATTTCGATGAAGTTGGAGCAGATACTTATGAAAGTATCAATAATACACCACAAAGCTTTTCTGCTGGTAGAACAAGTATCTCAAACTCTAGTAGATATAATCCTTCAGGAAAAAATGAGAGTAAATCACTTGTTGCCGAGGATATCTATATTTATTTAGAAGGAACGGGTTTGTTATATCGAGGTGTACTATCATGGTAATGCCTAAACCTCCAGTACAATTTCTAGTGGATTCTTTTATTTATCGAGAATATTTAGGAGAAGGAGACTATAACCAACCTATTTATGGAGATTATGTAACTATCGAAAATTGTCGGATTGACCGAGGAAGTCAGTATTCTTTTTCACCAAGTGGCAAGCAGTTGCTCTATAGTGCAGTAATTTTTTGTTATAAGACTTTAACTACCCCTTTACCGAATTTTAAAGAACAATCATTAGTTATTTATGATGGTAAAGAACATGTCATCACTAAGATCGATACAATTATAGAAGCGTATTCAGATGCTATCTATTCATACGAATTAGAGGTGATTTGATGAGTATTAAAGTTAATCTTGATGGAGTTAGAGCTAAAGTCAGCCCACAGGCTATGAAGCGAGGAAGATACGCATTAGCCAACCAAGCAATGGCTGACATGAACTCATTTGTACCTAAAAAGAATAATATCCTTCGCCAAAGTGCGCATATCAAAAGTGACGGCAGCGCTATTCTGTATGAAACGAAATACGCAAGGAGACAGTTCTATCTAAATGGAAAAAAATATACTACTCCAGGAACAGGTCCAAGATGGGATCTTAAAGCAAAATCACTGTATATGCCTTCTTGGAAAAAAGTGTATCTGAAAGGAGCTGGTATCCAATAATGGATTTTATCGATCGGATAAAAGATAAGATTAATAGTATTCCAGAACTGCCGTTAAAAATGAAAAAAGGCTATCTTTCTGCAGACGAAAGCTTAGTAATTTACCCATTACCAGGCGGGCAAAATCTTGTGGAATACTATGACGGTATTAAAGATATACAACTAAATTTTGAAATTGCGATGAAGTCAAAAGATGGTCATAGAATTGAGCAAACGCTTTGGCTTATCTCTGATTCGTTAGAGCGTGTGTCAGACGTTGCTAGCTCTGATGGATCTTTTGAATTTAACAATTTAACTATAACGAGCAAACCTTTCATCAATGATGCTGATGAACAAGGTTGGTTCGTTTTTTTATTAGATTTTCAAACAAAATTAACCACATTTGAGGGGGAAAATAAATGAGACGCAAAAATGCCTTACAAAGCTATTTTATTCAATTAATTACAACTACTAATGCTGATACACCAAGCGAAGACGGTTGGTTGGAGTTAGCAAAGTGGATTTCCAACGTTGATGATAATTCGAACGAAGAATCTGAAACTACTGGCTACTATGATGGGAACGGCGAAGGGGAGACAGACGTTACTTCTCATCAGTTAGGTTATTCATTTACAGGCTTATACGATGAAGATGATGCTGCGATGGCGGCTATTGAGGGCATGATTGGAAAATCAGGAGATGCTCGGAAAGTGTGGTTCAAAGTAGTGTCTGCATCTGGTAAAAAACAACGTATTGGTAAAGCAACAGTAACAGAGCCAGTTGCTCAGGTCGGCGATGCTACTGCATACGGTGATTTCTCATGCGGTATCGCATTTGATAGCACACCAGAAGCAGAAGATGTTCCTGTTACACACTAATGCACCCCAGAACGTAACTGGGGTTTTGAATGTTGATGGGTCAGTTTCTCTTTCTTGGGATGCAGTGCCCAAAGCAAAATCTTATATTCCACACTATACCGATGCGAATCAAACAGATCCGCACGATGCCAACAAAATGGGATATACGGAAACAAATTCTTGGACGTTACCAGCAGCAGATATGCCACATCTAGAAGCTGGCGATGAAATCCGTTTCTACATCCAAACTTACAACGAGGTTGGCCAAGGGGCTAATGATATCGAGAAAGCACGCTATCTGCATGACGGTGAATTCTTAGGTTCTGCTTGGTCCATACCAGTAGTATTAATCAAAAAATAAGTCGAACTGTCCGTCTGGGCAGCTTTTTTAGGAGGATAACATGACTAACAAATTATCATTTCAAATAGAGAAAAAAGGTTTTCCTATCAATATTGGAGAAGTAGAGTTCTTTTTCGGTACTACTCCAGAAGAATTGACACGTTTTTTTGATACCCAAGCTGAATTTGAGGAACAGGTTAAGGAACTCAAACAACAACTTAAACAAATCAAGAATATCGAACAACCAGAAAAGGAAGATGCTATTAAGATTATTGATCTAACAAAAAGTTTAGCTAAAGCAGAATATGATTCGTTGCTTGGTAAAGGATCATTTGAAAAAATTTATTCTGTTTATCGTGATGTTGAGCAATTAATAGACTTGTTTGATCCGATTTCTTTTGAAGTTGCGGAAGCAATTGAAAAAGAAGCTTTGAAACGTAAAGATACTCTTTCTAAGAAGAAAGCCGATTTATTGAAAAAGAAAGCATTGAAAAATAAGAAAAAGAAGTAGGTGATTAAATGCGGTTAA